CTAACATCTATATACTTAAGTCATAACAGAGAAACAAAATATTCTTCTTCCTTGTGGAACTGAGTTCACACTATATCATGATAGGATTGACCTGAGAACATTGATGCATTTTCAGTTTCCCGACGAACCTTCAACAAAATCATGTCTCTCATACTATCAGGTCGTCTCACAAAGAATCTATAGAAGTCAAGTCCAAATATTAGAGTATAGCTGTCTATGAACTCATCAAAGTACTTGTTGGTTACTGCAGAGTCATTGGACAATCCAGGTTTGAATGGCTCTTGCACATAATCTAACCATGAGAAGTCCACCATGGGGTGGTTCTCATCAATATCCATAACAAATCTTTCCATAATCTCATCTCCTATATCAACATCACTAGAAGCATCTCCGGAAGACATTGATCCAGCATCGCTCAGGCCAAAAAGCGCTTTCATTTCCTCAAGCTCATTGTCACTTGCCATAACTAAAGCAAGTTCAGCACCCCACTCGTCCACTTTCCTTTCGTCTGCAGACGTTGTCTCTAGAGTGTCCGCTTGTGAGTCGAACAGAGCATCCAAGTTAGGCAATTTATTGAGACCAATTAGACGTCGACGAAGAGTGTCACATGACCATTGCTCAAACTCAGCATCATTTGATATCTTGTCTTCTAGTTCTTTAACGCCCATTGCATCACTCCGCAGCCAGGATGATATGTAACCTTCAAAACCATCATTGCATCCCTCATGAGTGTCATTGCTTCCAAGATCCCGTGTGCTTATCTTGTATGACAGAATTGTGTACCTCCTTCCTTGATCTTCATTAATAATCCTAAGTGTGTTATAGCTTGTTATCTCCAAACTCATGCTGTCAGTTGTTAAAGCTGTGAGGGGTTTCATCTCTTTGAACACCACTTTAACTGATCTGGCTCCTTTATTGTGCACCATCTTCCTAGTGCTGAAATCCCAGTACTCAGTTGCTCTTGTGTCTGGTCTGTGCAGTAGGTTCCAGTTCAGGTCTCTGATGAAGTCCCATAGCGTGTGGCTCATATGCTTCAGGTCTGATTTTGTCCTACACACTATCTTTTGCACAATGTCATCTCTGGCGTGCACCTCAACCTGGCACCCTTCCATTGTTCCTGTATAGATGCTTGGTCCTGAGTACACACCTCCAATCAGTTTCTGCCTAACCGCGAAATAGCCAACCACGCCTAGTTTGAACCTTTCTATCAAAGACGGTATCAACTTGCTACATACACTCTCATCTTGTCTGTACTTAGCAAATTTTATTAGGATGCTGAGAGCCACCTGACCCTGTGTGAGTTCATACATACTCTGATTTAGCTCTGCACTGGCAAAGGGATCTGCATTTCGGCTCAGGATGTCCTGAATTACCACTATTTTTTCATCCTGTCGTATAGGGGCTCTCAAGCATCTCCATAGCCTCTCTGTGAGTGTTTGCATACACGACCTAGCATCATCCAGAGTTTCGACTGTTACATAGTTTAGCTTCTGACCCTTCCACTGACAGTTTTCTATCAGCGACCTTACAATATCAAGGGAGGAGCTAGACATGTTGCTAGGTGCATATGTTCGCACTGTTCTCCTTTTGCTAGAAACAGACATTATATAGTTTCTAAGTGACATCTGATTGCTAAATGGAGATTCACTTAGAGTCTCTTCGACTGTGTCTCTTAGCCACTTCAACTTAGATGTATAATGCTTCCAAACCATCTCATGAGAATACCTTGTTCCTTTAACTTCTGGCAAAGAGAACCATCTTCTTTGCACAACTTGAAACAAGCTAACAGATTGAATCAAGCTATCTGTTGTGATATCAAGTTTGTTGGCTACAGATCTCTTGTAGACATATGCGCCTAGTGAGCTTTGCTTGTAATGTTTCAGAGAATTAAGAACAGACTCGTAAAAGTTTGTAAATGGGAATAGCCACTTGTGGTCTTCACTGCTCTCACTGGAGAATGCTTTCTCAATCTGAAAAAGAGTCTTGTGAGAGTGATTTGCACCCATCATCCCTTTTGACTGAAGGATGACAGCATCTTGAAGAATGTAGGCAGATGCTGCATGCAGTTTGGAATCAGTCTGAAAGGTCATGGACTCTGATAGGGATGGATTTGAAGCAGATATTCTGAGCTTCATCAAAGTGTCTTCTGACGTTGAGGAGTCTCTATACAGATTTATCAGGTTATCTTCAACATATTCTGCTAGCTCAGCATCTATCACTCCCAACTTCTTCTTGAACTCATAGTATTTAGCTGATTGACCAAATGATATGTACGTCCTAACTGTTGGCTTTCCATCTGCAGTGAACTCAAATTCATCATTTTTGTACAATCCAAGATGAATATCTTTAAATCGGCTGTTGCTGCAAGCCATATATGTTGACATGTCATGTCCAAACATCCCACAGCATAATGGGTGCTCCAGCAGGAAGAATCCTATAGATGGATGCGGACTCCTAAGTAAGCAGTCTAGCAATCTTGGCCATGCTTTGTTAGATCTAAGTCCTAGTGTCTTATAATGTGCTGACATTTGTGAGTGCTGTGCTACTTGACACAACATGACACTGCCTCCATGCTCAAACAGATTGTTTCTCAGATTAGCGAAAGTGTTGAATCGATCATCCATCTTTGATGTTGGATGAGTCTTAACAGCTGCAACAACAAATTTGATTGATGGAGTCAATAGCGTGTTTTTGTAGTACCACAGGGAATTGAACTCTTCCAGATTTGAATGAGATGATGTAGAGCTTTTCTCAGCACTCTGCTTCGCACATAGCAAAGGATAGAGAGATCCCTTCATTTCCGTGAATATGGAGAGCATGATCTGAAGAGACTTAGTTGTCACTGGCATCTTAACATGTTCTTCCTTAGATTCTCTGTCACAAACAACTGTCAGGATGCAGGATGAGTCATCAGATGAAACCTTAGTGGTGGATATTATATTTATTGCTGTTTTCTCTATTCCAAAGTTCTTAGATATCATGCTCTTTGCCATCGGGAATGTTGATCTCTCCCAGGTGTACATGAATGCAGAGTGTAGTAAGCTGGATGTATAGTGTAGTATGCCTTGCATCATGTTAGACCGATTCTTAAGCATGCGACTTCTTGGTTCCAGCAGATCAGAGTGTGCACTTAGGCCTAGATATTGTTGTTTTAGCTCATTCATCCCATCATCAAAACCAACCTCATCTGGGTGCAGGTCATACAACTCTAACAGCTGATGTGGCAACTCTAATTTCTTGTTAGTTACCATGTTGAGGACAGATAGGCAAGGCTCTAACAGCTCAACTGGCAGGATTCGAGATAGTAGACACCCAAACACTGGCATGACAAATCTTTGAGCCCAGGTTGTGGCATCATCAGAGTTTATCACTGTGGCTGAAAGCTTGCTCTGCCTCAAATGTGACATCACTTCTGTGAAATGTTTATCCGTCCTGGCCAATTTCTTGTCTCCCTTTGTCAGCATTTCATTGTCCAGGTCTTCACAAATTGTCCTGCTAATGGTCTCCAGGAAATGCACAATTATCCTACATCTAAATTCTAACACAAATATTTCACGAACTCCTCCTATCTGAAGCTTCTTGAACAGATTGCTGACAATTCCTCCATACTCATTGTTGACTTCTTCCCCCATTGTGCCAACCTGCTTCATCACTCTGAAATCTCTCCCAGCCTCCATGAGCCGTATGCTAGCTTCAAGACATGTCACTCTCTCATTCTCTTTTGAATCTCTGATGTGTTCCTCCCTCTCAAGATCACCTGCAGCAGACTTCTTCATGGTAGCCAACTTATCCACAGTTCGACCTAATAGTTTTTCAGTGCATTTTTGCAATATCCACTTCTTGGGAGAT